ACTACCGGTACTTTCGGTGAATCCGGCGTGGATACCGGTACCGACACCATCACGGTTGAGACCTATCTCAATCTGAAAGTCGGTGATCCTGTCCAGTTCAGCGTGATCAACAGCCAGACCGGCGGTTCTGGCACCGGCACCCTGCCCGCTGGCATTTCTCCCGCCACAACTTACTACGTGATTGGCTACACGGCCAGCACTGGCGCACTGCAAGTGTCTGCTACCCCAGGTGGTTCCACCATCACCATCACCGACGACGGTACCGCTGCTGCTCCCAACGAGTTCCAAGTTGCATACGCCGCGTTTGCATCTGTCGGCCAAGTCCGCGACTGGAGCTTTGAGATTTCGCGTGCCGAAATCGACGTGACCACCATCGGTCAAACCCAAGGTCAGTACGTGCCCTTCCGCACCTACATCGCTGGTTTTGGCGACGGCACTGGCACCGCCACGGTTTACATGACCAACGAGAACGCCTCGATGTCCAACCGGATGATCGAAGACGTGCTCCAGCGTCAGCAGACTGGTGCTGCCTTCAAGCTGTACATCGACCGCGTGTATAGCGGCGGCAACGTCAGCGATAGCCTCAGCCGCTCGATCGAGTTCGACGCCACGCTGACTTCGGCCAGCATGAACGTCAACCCTGATGACGCACAATCTGTGACCGTCAACTTCCGCCCTGCTGCAACCCCCACCTTCGACTTCAGCACTTCTGCTTGATAGTCTGCCTACAGGGGACGAGCCCCGGCGAAAGCCGGGGTTTTTTATTTCTTCTAGTCCGCTACAGTAGAACAAACCACAAACGGTTATGCCTGTTCCAGTTCGAGCTATTGATCGGCTGAAAAAAGCCGCCGACCTAACCCCCAAGAAAAAAGTCGTCACTCTGTCTGACGGAAGCGATTTTGAGATGTGGGTCGCCCCCCTGGTCCCCGCAGAACGGGAACGTGCCCAGAAAAACGCTGGTTCCGACGACGCCAACGCTTTTGCGCTCCAACTACTGATCGCTAAAGCCTTAGATCAAAATGGCGCCAAGCTGTTCAGCGCGGGCGAGATCGACGTGCTCAAAAACGAAGTCAAGGACAAGGATCTGCAGGCTCTGATGCTGGCGGTACTTACCGACGACGAAGAGCCGATTGATCCAAAAAACTAGTTGCCGAACTTCGCAAAGACAACTGGTTGATGCTCCAGTTCGGCGTCGCCAAGGAGCTGGGGCTAACCCTCAGTGAAGTTCGGTCTTCAATGACAGCCGAAGAGCTAATCGGCTGGAGCGCTTACTTCCAGATCCTCAACGAGGACCAAGAAAAGGCGCTTGAAAAAGCCAGACGCCGCCGTTAGCCTCGGCGGCTTTTTACTGCGTAAACTGAAGTACCGGAAGTGACGCAGCACCGTGGCCTACAGAACGGATATCGAGATCGCGGTAAAGGGCGCTAGACAGCTTAAGGAACTGCAAGATCAAATTAAAGTCACCGGAATTAAAATTTCCGTTCTTAATGACAACCTAAATGCTTCGGGAAAATTATTATCAAAAAGTTTTAACTCTGTAAAAACTGTTGTAGCAGAAGCCGCTAAAAATTTTGATGAAGCTGCACTTGGAACAAGTAAAGCTGTAACGGCTGCCCGTGAGTATTACCAAGCTAGTAAAGATTTAAACAATGCTCTACGTGAAAGAGTCAAACTATTAGACGACATCGAAAGGGCCGAGAGAGGCGTTGTCCTTGCAAACATACGAGCGTCCCAAGCAGCTCGTGAGGCTTCAGGTTTTGGTGCATTCAGTGCCGATATTGACGTGCCAACCCAAAAGGCAATACGTAGAAATAAAGAGAAAATAGAGCGTATACAAGCAAAGGCATTCCGCGATATGCCTGCTATGCAGGCACCGCTCATGCTGCCCAGCAGCGAGATGCTCAATGCGTCTCAGCGCGGCATCAAACAGCTGAGCTCGTACTACGGCGATGTAAACACACAAATTGACTTGGGTGTTCAGAGCGGGCGGGCGTTTACAGAGCAACTAAACGCCCAGGCCTCCAAAGCACAGACTCTTCCTCCAATCTTTACTCAGTTTGAAACCGCAGTAACAAAGACAGCTAATGCACTTAAGCCGTCGGCCAAAATTCAACAATCTTGGGCAGAAGCGCTCCAGCAGGGAGCAATGTGGTCTAAGCAGGGCGCTCTGGCGTCTAAAGAAGATCTTGCTCTTGCAGATAAACAAGTTCTTGCCGAGCGTGCGATTACGTTTGAGAAACGTCTCCAAGCTCGGCTTGATAAAAATGCAGCTACGAGCAGAAAAAATAACGCCGCTTTGCGCAAGGACATAGGCGGTCGCCTTGGCAGCGCCGCAATCGGCGGTGCGTTTCCGCTTCTATTCGGTCAATCCGGGCTTGCTGCCGCGGGCGGCGCAATCGGTGGTCTACTCGGTGGAGCGGGCGGCGGTTTTGCAGGCTCGCTAGTTGGAACTCTTATCGGTGATCTAATCAGTGTCCGTCAGGAGATTGAGGAACTCGGTAAGGAAATGGGCCTCGGCGCGGATGGCGCCAAACTCCTTGGGCAGGCATTCCGTCAAGCTGGAGCGGATGCAGATAAGTTCCAGGCGGCAGTACAGAACATTCGCGGTGTTGGATTTGCCAGTGAAGACGAGCTAAACGTTATACGGCTTGCGTCAAAACTTACAGAAGATTATGGAGGCAAAGTAGATAAAGTATCACAAGCTTATGCAAGTATTGCTACTAGCGGTAAAGCGGGACTTTCCGATGTATTTAAGTTCACAGCTCAAGGCATCCCTGTTCTTCAACAACTTGAGAAAAACCTTGGATTGAACCGCAGTCAACTTCTTCAATTTATTAAAGACGGAAAACTAACAGCTCAGGAGCTTTCTGATGCACTTGTCCAGATTGCTAACACGAGCCGCGAGGAAGCTGCAAAAACTTACACTCCTTGGGACAAAGCGTGGAAAGACATCGGCGCTACAACGAGTCGAGTACTGAATGCTATTAAGACGTTACTCAAGCCTCTTGTTGATGATGTAGCTCGTGTCGCAACGCGAATTGCTGAAATTTTTGCCGAGCTTTACAGGTACTTAGTCGATGGAGCGATAAAGGCTGCTCAGGGTATTGCTAACGCTCTTGCAGGGATAGCAAACGACTTTGCTGGCCTCCTTAGGAGCGTCGGCAGTAGTCCCATTACTGGAATACTTCTAGGAAAGGGAGCAGAGGAAGGTTTCCTTCAGGATGCCAAACGCGCGACAGAACTTGCTGAAAAATTGCGCAAAGGCGCAAACGATCTTCGAGCAGCTCTACAGCCTGCAGCTCCACCAAAAATTGAAGGAATTACTCTTCCCGGTCTTCAAGACACCGATAAAACTAAAACTGGTGGCGGCAAAAGTCGGGAATCGCGCATCCCTGTACTTCAAGAAGAACTTCGCCTCGCTCAACAGCTTGCAGGTATTCGAGACAAGATTCGTGCTGCTGAATTTGATGAAGACAAAGCTACCCAGATCAGACTTCAGAACGAATACCGCCGCGCCGAGATTGCATCTGAAATTAACAAAGTAAAACTTAGCGACGTTCCAGTAGCCGAAAAAGTACTTCAGATTTCCAAACTTGAGTTACAAGCTCGAGAAAGTCAAAGAGACACAACCCAAAACCTTGCGCAGCTAGAACGCGACAGAGTACGCGATTTCAATAAAACAGTTGAAGGGCTAGAGCTGGAGCTTGATATTGCCCAGGCCGTCACACGCGAAGAAGAGAACCGGCTAAAGATCGTGCAAAAACGCCTCTCGCTCGAAGGTAAAAATTTGAACGAAGACGAAGTCAACCGGATTATTGATTTGGTGACGAAGATACAAGAAGCACAGGCTCCGATACAGAGTTACATCACTCAAACCCAAAAATGGCTGAACGATACCCAAGGGATGATTGTCAGCCTTGCGCAGTCGGTTGAGACCTCAATCAGCGGAGCCATGGCTGGTGCGGTCGAGGCTTTGGTCACCGGAGCAAAGACCGTTCAAGATGTCTTGTCCGAGATGTTTGCCCAAATCGGGCGGGCCTTCCTAAACATGGCAGCTGAAATCATCGCCAAGCAACTGGTGATGATTACGCTCCAAACAATCCTTAAAGCCCTTGGCGCTGTCAGCGGTGGCGGTGGCGGTTCCTCAATGGATTTGAGTGGCACAGAAACTTTCAACGTTCCTGTGTCCCAGATGCCTGCTGGGATGCAATTTGCCGAAGGCGGCTACGTCACCAAGCCGACCAACGCTCTAATTGGCGAAGGTGGCGAGCCGGAATACGTCATTCCTGCCAGCAAGATGAGCGGTGCAATGTCGCGTTACAGCTCTGGTAAACGCGGCAGTTCCGTCATCAATGGGGCGGCTACAACAGGTGGGGGTAGTGCAGCAGGAGGCGGCAGCCAAGTCATCCGCTTTGAAAGTACTGTGATCAACAACGTGGAATACGTCACCCGCAGCCAAGCAGAAGCAATGAGCCGTCAAGCTGCAAAACAAGGGGCAGCTGGCGGTTATGCGAAGACAATGGGTGGGCTGCGTAACTCACGCGCTACCCGAGCACGAGTAGGAATGGGCTGATGACACTCCAGGCAATCTCAAACTTCATCACGGTGAAGAATCAAGCTGGCGCGGTCCAGCACCGCTACCAAAACGCAAAGGTCGGGGCAACGGTGCGGCTGGATAACTTCGATTTTTCGTTCCTGTCTTTCCTGTACCAAGGGGCGACCAAAAACCGCACCGGCGACAACCTCGAATCCGAGATTTACCTGGCGCCCAATGCGGTGGCGATGAACATTGCCCGCGAGGCAGTGGTCAACAACTGGACCGTGCAAGTAGACACTTGCAGCATGAACCCCCAGACGTTTGCTGTCGGCAAAAAGCTGACCAGCGAAACCTGGTTGGCAGCAAGCATGAGCTACGACCCTGAAAAGCTGGTGGTCTTACTTAGCAGCGGTATCGACGCAGTGGGCGCCGCTGCCCCAACGCGCAAACTTACCCTTGACTTGGTTGGAGCGTTGCCATCGACTGCTCAAATCCAGAACCGCTAAGACCGGAGCAGCTCATTGGCCTTCCTTACCGCTTGGGGGCTGACGCTAGGACTCATGGCGCTACTGACTGCTTGGGTCTGGCTATTGCTGTACTCCGGTTTTACGGTGTAACCACGCCGCAACCAAAACGCAGCTGGTATCGGCGCTTAAAACGAGGCGACACCGAGGTTTTTCGAGATGAATTGGAACGCTGGGGGATTGAAGTTGAAGCGCCTAGACTTGGCGCAGTCGGACTATGCCGCAGTGAACTTGGCTACGGCTTGGCAGTGTGGTGGAGCGAAGGTTGGCTGAGCTATCGACTGGATCAGGTGGCATGGAGCCCTCCCGGCGTTCTGGAGGTATGCGGCATTTACTGCCGTTCGAAGTAGAGCTGTGCGAAACACTCGGACTTAGCAAGGAAGAATATTTTTACTTTGAGCAACTTTCTCAGGCGTATGACGGAAAGCGCCCTGAGGGCTACGAACTGATTCCCGATGTAGATAACGCATTAACGGTTGCAATTATCTCACTTGTTGTCGGAGTTGCGGGCACGGCGGCTGCTATTTTGCTGGCGCCAAAGCCCCAGGCACCTCAACTTCAACAGCAAACACCTGTAGCGCCTCAGCAGCAACAGGAACAGTTAGCTCCGATCCAGACCGAAAACATTACCGGCGCGACGCGGTTCACGTCGAATGTCGGTTTTGACAGCATTCAGCAGCTGGCGTCACTGGGCGAAACCATCCCCTTGGTGTTCGCTAACCGCATAGGAAATGTCGGCGGAATCCGCGTCAAAACGTTGCTGTTGTGGTCGCAGCTTCTAAGCCAGTCAATCGGTCAAGAACTAGCAGTGGTATTACTGCTTTCAGCTGGCGAATTGGCGGCCAGACCCGACTTTGAAGGACTCGCTATTGGCGACCAAACGCTAAAAAATTACACTAAAGCCAGGCTAGCGGCTTACTTTAAGCCAAACGGCGAGCGTATAAAAAATATCGACAAGTACGGCGAAGGTTTACTGCCCGAACCCAGCAGTCAAGGCAGTAATTGGCAAGACGTTTTTACTGTTTTTGACGACAAAGATAATCGATTCAAACCTTGGTTCTGTGGAACCCGTTCACCGAGCACGCAAACCCAGTTTGGCTGTTACAGCCCGATAGTAAACGCCACTCCATTTAGGCTGCCCTACGAGCTGGTGATGATTCCTCGTGCATCAGGAACCAACCCAGCTATCGCGGCCCAATCAGAACTAAAGAAAAATAAGCTAGACCGTGATTACTCAACTCGCGCTGCATTTACTAGCACAAGTGTTAGCGGTTCCGACACATTGCTGACCTATGTGATTACTGGCGGCGAAGTTGACGAAGATAAGTACGACCCCTGGGGCGTTGATGATATTCACGCTGCTGTCGAAGACCGGCGAATTATTGCTGACGATCAAATTCAGCTGAGCGGTCTTTATATGGCTGGTTCAGCCCAAGCGGTTTGCATTGCAACCAGCACACCCAATATCTGGGAACTTAACACCGAAAAATCTTACACCTTCAGGATTGAAGAGGATGGGTACTACGAGGTCTTTAGCGATCCAACGTTGTTAATCAATGATCCCAATAACAACGACAAACTTATAACTCCAAACCCTACATGGGGACCCGTGCTGCAGCGGTTGTCAATTGCAACTATTGCTAACAACCGAGCTTGCGACGCAACTGAAATCGGTTTGAAGTCAACAGTGTGGAAGCAGATCAGCGGCTTCCCTAACGTCAACAGCGTTCCCGACCCTGGAACTATCGGCTTATATGAAAGAAACAACGGTTCAATCAGTCTTGGGTCAGTCAATCGTTATGTGAGGCGGATCAGCTTTTTCCGCTTACAAATTCGCTTGCTTGGTACTGGTAACGACGCTTGGACGACGCTAAATAACGACCGCTTGTTTGCGGTTGAGGGTAACACCCCTAGCCCTAAGTACAACTACATCAGGGTTTACCACCCCAAAAACCAATACGAATTTCGTTTTGTGCCGGTGCCCGGCAGCGAAGTGGTGCGCGAATGGATAAACGAGAAAGTGTATTTCTTAGGGGGCGGCAATAGAACCGGCTTTTCCGCAAACGACTACACGGTTGTATTCAATGGGTATCTAAAACAAATAACCACATCCCTTACCACTAATCCTGATTGGACATTGGGGCAAGCCCCACCACCATCTGTGGGGGCTGTACAAGACATCAGCCCGTTGTCAGTCGGTAGATTACCGGACGCCGGCGATGACGTGTTATTTAACGAGGAACTACCTGCTTCTGGTGGTAGTGGAACTGGATGCTATATTCAAGCCATTTTGTATTCAAACGGTTATGTAGAGTTTTCTATCGACCAAGGTGGTACTGGCTACGAAAACGGCGAGACAATTACCCTTAACGTTCGCCGCAGGACTTTTGAGTTTACCGTTAAAACCGACGCAGAAATTGATGCACAACTGGTGTTAAATCTGCATGACGCCGTTGCTGATATCTACAAATACGACGCAGAAAACAGCAGCCACACAAGTGGTCCTGAGCACGCTGTCGTTTACGTCAACGAAATTATCAAACAAGAAGAGCCCGGTCCAGAGTATACAAAATTGGCGCTTATCGGTCTGCGTCTAGCCAGTTCAACCGAGTGGAGCACCTTCGCCCAACTTTCTGCCTATGTGCAGAAGGGTGTTTTGGTGGAGCGCTTGATTGATGACAACGGTAACCCCACCACCAGCCTGGTCGCTCCAACCAACAACTTTGCGGAGATCGCCTACGCCGTTCTGACTAACACCGAATGGGGCGCCGGCAAATTCATCGGCAAAGAAGCGGTGGACCGCGACCGAATGACCCTTGCAGCTCGCTATTGCCGCGCCAACGGTTTCACCTGGGACGGCGTGCTTGGTTCTGCTGTAAACCTGCGGAACTTTATCTTTGAAAACGCGGGCTACTGTTTGCTGGACTTCACGATTCTCGGCGGCAAGTTCAGCCTTTATCCGACCGCCACTTACAACAGCAGCTATGTAATCAGCAACAGCGTTCCAGTTCAAATCAAGGCGTTGTTTACCGATGGAAACATCAAAGACTTGAGCGTGACTTGGCTTGGTCCTGAAGAGCGGCGTCTGTTTAAGGCTGTAATTAAGTACCGGGAAGAAAAGCTCAATGGCTTCCCTGAAGAAAGGATGCTAAGCATTCGTTTGAAGGATGCTGAAGGCGGCTCCGAAACTGATCCTGAAGAAGAGTTTGATTTGACCTCGTTCTGCACGCAGCGCAATCAAGCACTCAAGTTCGCCAAGATGGCGCTTCGTTTGCGGCAACTGGTAGACCACAGTGTCACGTTCCAGACCACGCCTGCCGCAGCACTAAACCTGGCACCTGGTCAGCACTTCCGCTTGGTATCGGAATGCACCCACACCAGTCGATTTGCCAACGGCGTTATTACACCAAACGGAGTGATCGTCAGT